ATATACCAATCGATCCGATGACAATGCTCGAATTAAAATTATTGAAAAGATAAATACGGGCGCCGATATCGAGTCCCCACTCGCAGAGCTAGTAGGATCTAAGTTTGAAAAGTCTGACGGCCTAGATTTACCCAATTGGATCGAAGGGATCCCAATCGTCGGCTGGGCTCTTCAAGCGATTTTGAATCTTCTCATTAAACCATTTTCCTCCCTTATACGACAGGCTGCTGGTGCGGGTGGCCCAGGGATGGGCGAAGATATAGTGCTGAAGATGAGAAAATATGAATTTCTCGCCGTCGATAATGGGCTCGATGGATTTACTAAATCAATTGAGAAGGATGGTGACGGCATGCCCGCCTTAAACTGGGATGACTATCCTAATTTTGCCCAAGTATTCCACCAGTCGGCCGGCCCCTTCATTCCTCAAGTGGTATTATTGGGAGATATTTTAGCAAATGGTGGAGCATCATCGACGCTGTCTTCGGTGAAGAGTGCACATGATGATTACATGAATGATTTATTTAAATCTTTTTCGAAGGAGATTGGAGAAAATGAAATGGCTTGGAAGTATGGGGCAGATTATGATTACTTAATGCCTTCCGATACGGAATATGTTATTCCCGAAGGCCAAGAAGGCGCGGGTTCTCCGTATGGCAGTCTTCAAGTGAAAGATGAAGATGGAGACAACCGCGGCGTAGAAAATGATGATATGATCATGGGAGTTAGTTTAAACCAATATCTTAATCAACAAAATGGCACGCCTGAAAATACTCGTGTTTTTTATCTGGACCCGATGAAGTTTGGGGGCTCCTATATGAGTCCGCCCATTTACATTAAGCCCGTGAATTACGAAGGGTGGCTCGGTCTGGTACAAGTTTTGTTTCCTGAGTATACTCCGTGTAAGCCTCACAATATTGAACTTGTCAATTTTGATGAGATCGAATCTAAAGCTTCGAAACGCAAGCATAAGATTCCCAATGATCCGCGTCTAAAGCAGGATGAAGAGTGTGTACTTGAAGTGCCCTATAATAGAATCTTAGACCGAAATGCAGCCTCGGGTATTTTTACAATCATTGAGGCCGCCATTCGGGTATACGCCAGCGTACACTTTTTTAAAGCCGCGGCAACATTCTCTAAAATTCAACCCAAATTCCCAGAAAATTTTAGTAATATTTATTCGTCTTATTTGGTTGAAGCGATGGAAGAAGGATTTATGGATGCCCAAGGACCTTTTGGTGAGTCGTTCAACACTTTCAAAGACGACGAATTCTGGTATGCGTTTTTAGAAATGTCCGTACAATTTTATGGATGGCGCGTGGACAATGAAGAAATTCTTAATCCCCCGGCTAGTGTTATTGCAGCGTTACAGCGACTTAATAACGCACAAGAAGCTTATGATTATCCATGGCGTGAAGATTTGAAAGACGCAAAACGAGCAAATGAGGTCAGCTTCTTTAAAACTCTGAAGAATTATCGCAGTTCCCAAAATTTGGAAGCTGTCAGACACAGCGAAGAAGACGCAAAACTGATTCTTAAAGAGCTAGTCAATGAACAACTAACCTATATGGGTGAAACTTTAAACAAAAATTTACGAGCCAAAGGCTTCATCCCCACGATTTTTGATTTAGATTATTGGTTATTTGCCAATCATTCAAATGGAAGCACACTTCAGTTCCACGGCCCAGAGTTTAAAGAGATAATAGTTGGTCTGCCGGATGGAGAAGATGAAACTGAATTGCTAGAAAGCTTTTATACTAATGGCACTGAATTGCGGGTTTCCATCGATAATGATGATGAAAATGCCTATGAACTAGGAGACGCTTATATTGGATATTATCATCTTGAACAAGATGAATGGGGAGATATAACTTATGTGGCCGGCGAAAGTACCGCCCAATCAGGCGAAGAAAACACCCAAGATATTTTGCGGCCAATTGCCGATAAGATTCAAGTTGGGACCGTACAAGTAGGAAAATTTACTGATCCAGAGAATAGAAACGATATTCGCTATACCCATGATGTTATTCTTATTGGAGATCTTCCGGAGTATGGGACTGCCGCATCGGAAGATAAAATATATACTATCGAAAAATACATAAGTATTAATGGAACAAAGATGTCACCTACTGACGCTATAAGTGAAATAAAGTCCCAACCATCTAATGCTCTTTTGTCGGAAATATATCCTGGCGATATGCGAGAAGCAACCAATTCGCGCGGCCAAATAATCGGGATTGAAGGGAATTTAGGGGTTCAATACGGCTTACAGATGTATGTAAATTTCAACGGCTCCAAGGTTCCTATAGCTCGGGTACAAGTGGACGCTTTGGATTTGCCTATTTCTGCAGTCGCGCCATTCGAGGCTAATAGCAAATTACTGTTGTGTTTAATTAATAAACTAAAGACAGATCCCGAGTACCAATTAATGGTTAGTTATGTGTTGCCTATCAAAAAGGTGACGGCGATGCTGGCTATTTACAACGATATGGGGTTCCTCTCGGCCACCGGCGAAGTAACCATGGGTAAGGGCGACTACAACCGTTTTGTGCCTACCTCTAAATTGGGATTCTTCCCAGCCCCAGACCCCGATAATCGCGGCGATTGGCTCGGTGCTGATGCTGATAAGCGCATTAAGGCTAAGCCTGGAAGTATTGCGTTTATTACATTAAATGAAAGAACCATTCAAGTCGACGACCCTTATTGGGAAGATGAAACTTATGATTTCACTTATAAATGGGTGGATCAAGAGAAAAGCGCTGTTGGAGGAAACGAAGGCTGGCAAAACTATCGAGACCGACAGCCCGGATTGTTTGGAGGAATATGGATTAAGGAATGGGATAGCTGGGATCGGGTGCTCTTAAGAAAATCAAAGGCAGCGATCAAAGGTATTTTTAAGGGGTATTATACCCACCGCGATTTTGACCCCCAGAACACTAAAGATCGCTTCCCAGGGTCCAAGTTGTGGATTGACAACCTTAAGGCACGAATGTTCCCCTCCCCGGGACAGGGTTTGTTGCCTTGGTTCCGCCGAGGAAAGATCCGTGGAAATCCATTTAATGCCGAAGGCAAGTTGTGTGATAAGCCAGATTCTGGCCCATAAACCAGATTAAGACATAATTATAGACGAGGTATATATAAATGGCTTCATTTGGGGTAGCACTTCCTTTAACTAAGAACTCGGCTGATGGCTTTACAATGATAAAAAGCTTTCGCAAGCTTATCAAGCAAAATTTAAAAATGCTAGTTCTCACACATCCGGGGGAACGAGTGATGGAGCCTGCTTTTGGAGTTGGCATCAAGAGACTACTGTTTGAAAATTATGATGACTCAGCATTTCTCCGCGCGAAAGAAGCAATTAGAACGCAAACCAAACGATATATGCCCGCAGTTCAAGTAGTAGAAGTACTTTTCGATGTGTCTCCTGCCAATCAAGATCGAAACACTGTTGGTATTACAATCTTCTTTGCAGTCCCGGATATTGGAATGACAGAAATGCTCGAATTTACTATTTAAAAGAGGAATTTAAATGGCCGACGAACAAAAAAAGATCTTACCGATCAATTACACAAATAGAGAATTCCAAGGTATTAGACGTGACCTTTTAGAAATCGCCGAGCGCCTCTACCCCGATTCATTTCAGGATTTTAGTGAGGCCTCTTTCGGCTCTCTAATGGTGGATGCTGTCGCCTATGTGGGAGATCAACTCTCATTTTACCTTGATTATAATGTAAATGAATCTTTTTTAGATACCGCTTACCAATATGAGAATGTGGTACGCCATGGCCGCATTTTAGGTTATAAATATACTGGGCGCCCCTCCACCTATGGTAAGGTTGCTTTATTCGTTTTGGTGCCTGCTTCTCAAACCGGCATAGGCCCCGATAATAATTATTTGCCGGTTCTTAAAAGAGGATCGCGCTTTTCATCTCAAAATGGTTTAAATTTTGTTTTAACCGAGAATGTGGATTTTGCCCAAAGTAATAATCCCATGGTTGTTGCTAAAGTAGACGGAACCACCGGCGCCCCCACTTCGTTTGGTATTAAAACCTATGGGAACGTAGTCTCGGGTCAATTCGGGCAAGAAGAAGTAAGAGTGGGTGCTTATCAAAAATTTAGAAGACTGACTCTTACCAATGCTAATATTTCAGAGATCATTTCTGTATTTGATGGAGATGGAAATGAATATTTTGAAGTAGATTATTTGGCCCAAGACATGATTTATAAAGAATTAGTTAATTCTAATTATAAAAATGATAACGTTCCTTCTATTTTAAAGCCCACCTTGGTATCTAGAAAGTTTGTAGTAGAGCACGGACGAAACACTGTTACTCTACAATTTGGAAGCGGGAAGGTGGGAGAAAGTAATGTAGCTGCTGATCCTCAAGCTGTAGCCATGGATGTATTTGGAAAAACCTATGTTACCGATCTTAGTTTTGACCCAACACGTCTTTCTAAAAATGAAAATTTTGGTATTGTTCCTGCTAACACAACTCTCC